CACCTACGAGGTCACGATCGCAGCCACCGACTACCAGCTACTGCCGCAGGGTGCGACGACACGTGGACCGATCTCGGAGCCGTTCACCGGCCTGCGGGTGCTGTCTGGCGTGTCCCTGCCGCTCGCACCTGCAGCGTCCGGCAGGACCGGCCTAGTGCGGATCACAGGGACGTGGGGCTGGCCGGCGGTTCCGGTCGAGGTCAAGCAGGCTGCGCGCATTCTCGTGGCCGAGGTCTTCAAGCTGTCCGACGCTCCGCTAGGCGTCGCAGGGTTCGGCGAGTTCGGAGTGGTCCGGGTCCAACGCCAGATGCCAGCACGTGCCATCCAGCTGCTGCAGCCGTACCGCCATCCCGCCAACGTGGGGTTCGCCTGATGGCAGCGACACTCGGCGAGGTCCGGGCGGCGTTGGCGTCGGTGCTCGAGGACGCCATGCCAGGCGTGAACATCTACGCGTTCCCGGTCGACGAGATCAGTGCGCCAGCGATCATGGTCGCCGGATTCAGGATCGACCCCGGAACGCTCGGTGATATCACGCTGCGCTTCGAGGCCGAGCTGTACCTGATCGCATCGCATCGCCACATCGACCAGCTGCAGCTGCTCGACGAGATGGCATCGCCTGCCGGGTCGAGGTCGGTCTGGTCGGCGATCGACAGCGATCCTTCACTCGGTGACGTGGTCGGCCACGCCACAGTCGAGACGATCGAGGACTACCGGCAGATGGTCGTCGCCGAGGTCGGCTACTACGCAGCAACGGCACGCATCCGGGGGATGCTGTAGTGGGCAGCAGCAGCAACGTCGGCCAGTTCGTCACGAAGATGGAACGCACTGTGAAGGCCAACGGGAACGCCAACCGTGAGGCGCTCAAGCGTGCATCCCAGGTCTACAAGGACGTTGGTCTCCGGGAGCTCGGCAAGGACACAGGCGGGAACCTGCGTCTGTCACGCTGGGGTTCGGCGACGCGACGCAAGGCCGGCGGTCTGAGACTCGGCATTGGCTACGAGATCCGTGGCAAGGAGACTGCAGCGTCCTACATTCGGCCACGTCCACCTGGTGCGTGGAAGGTGCTTGAGTACGGCACGCAGCCGCACGAGATCAAGCCGAAGCGTGGCCGAGGTCGTCGCGGAACGATGTTCTCGAACAGTGAGCCGGGCGGTCGCAGCGGCATCAATGGCTACACGCACCCGGTGCGCAAGGTGATCCAGCATCCGGGCGCACGTGGCAAGAACACGTTCAGCCGTGCCGCACGCATCGCCGAACCTCGAGCGGTCGACGTGTATGCAGCAGCCTACGCACGAGCGCTGCTGGCTGAGTTCCGGTGAGGGCGCTCATCGTCCACCCCGGTCCGCACTTCAGTGTGGCCGACGTGGCGCGTGGTTGGGCACGTGGCCTCACCGAGCTGGGCGTTGAGGTTCGCACCTTCGAGCTGGACAAGCTGCTCGATTACTTCAGCTTCGCTTACACCGACCGGGATGGTCAGATCGTCAAGGCGCATACCGAGGAGGAGGCGATCAGCCTCGCCGCCGGCCAGATCAAGGCGGTCTGCTACGAGTGGTGGCCGGATCTGGTGATCGTGGTCTCGGGGTTCTTCATGTACCCGATGCTCGTCGAGATGATGGCCGAACGACATCGGCACATCGTCTACCTGTGCACCGAGTCGCCCTATGAGGACGACATCCAGATCGCCAAGGCGGCATGGCCGTGGGATGCGGTCGTGTTGAACGATCCGACGAACATCGAAGGGTTCCGTCAGGTGACCTCGGCACCGGTCATCTACGCACCGCACGCCTACGATTCGGCGGTCCACTACCGGGCACCAGCCAAGCATCACGCTGACGTCTCGTGGATCGGCACCTGCTACCCGAGCCGGGCGGCGTTCCTCGAGCAGGTCGACTGGTCCGGGCTGGATGTGTCCTTCGGTGGCAACTTCCAAGACTGTCCCGAGACCATCACCCGGTTCGTCGGCCATGACCTCGACGACTGCGTGGACAACGACGTGACTGCCGAGGTCTACCGGGGCAGCCTAACAAGCTTCAACATCTACCGGGCCGAGACGAACGGCCAGCTGTCCGACAGCGCCGATGGGTACAGCATGGGGCCCCGAGAGGTCGAGATGGCTCGCTGCGGCTTGTTTTTCTGCAGACAGTCCCGGCCGGAGTCCGACGAGGTGTTCCCGATGCTGCCGACGTTCAGCGACCCGCAGGAGTTGGGCGATCAGCTGCGGTGGGCCATCGCCAATCCTGAGGCGCGTATGATGGCAGCAGAGCGAGCCTTCGCTGCGGTGGAGGATCGCACGTTCCCCAACAACGCTCGAGCGCTACTGCAGGCGCTGGGGCTCTAGACCAGGAGGGCCACAGTGGCCGAACCGATCTCAGGCCGGCAGGGTCGCTTGTATATTGACACGAGCGTGTCAGCGAACGGCTCGGCTCAGCCGATCTCCAACCTCTCGTCGTTCGACATCCAGAGGACGGCGGACCGTACAGAGACCACGTATTTCGGGAGCGTCTCGAAGCAGTATGTCGCGGGCTTGCGCGACGCACAGGGGTCCTTCTCCGGGTACCACGACACCGACGGCGGCCTGGTCGCCATCGACACGTCGATCGCCCGGAAGTTCTACCTCTACCCTTCCACGACGCAGTCGACCAAGTACTTCTGGGGCACTGCGACCTTCGACATCACGGTGTCGCAGACCGTGAACGGTGCGGTCGAGACCTCCGGCAGCTGGGCAGCTGCCAGCGGTGTCGAGTACCAGTCGAGCTGATCACTGACTAGGGTGGCCTGATGGCTACCGAATGGGCAGTGAACACGCCGAAGGGGCAGGTCCGGTTGGGCGACCTGCCCCTCGACACCCTGTGCGACCTCGAGGACGAGACCGGGGACGAGTGGTGGAACATCGCCGCTCACCCGTTCCGCAAGGCCAAGACAGCACGCAGCGTCTACGCAGCCGCCTGCAGGTTCATCAAGTGCGAACCGGCCGACCTGACGTTGCGTGACCTGGTCGAGACCTTCGAGCAGGTCGAGGAGGACATGCCGCAGCTCTATGAGGGTGGCATCCCAAAAGCGAGTTCGGAGGCCGGGTCGGAGACGCCTGGATCGTCTGGGGAGCCAAGCGATTCAACTGGCCACCCGACGTCACCCGACGACAATCGATCCGAGACCTAAGGATTCTGAGTGACAGTGGCTGACGATGCTTGAGCGACTCCAGATCATCGTCGACGCTGACACGAAGGGCGCGCAGCGCGAACTCGAGGCCGTCGGCAAGAAGGCCGAACGTGAGCTCGGCAAGGCTGAGACGTCGATTGACCGGACGGCACGCAAGTTGCAGTCGTTCGGCACGACCGGCCTGTTGGGTTCGGCCGCGATCCTCGGCGGGTTCGGCCTGCTGGCCAAGGCTGCAGATGACGCCGACATTCAGGTAGCCAAGCTGGAGAACAGCATCAAGGGCTCGAGCTCGACGTTCGCCGACAACGGCGGCGAGCTCGTGAAGCTGGCCGAGGACATTCAGCAGGTCACCGCAGCGGACGCTGATGCGATCATCGGTGCCGAATCCCTACTCGTCCAGTTCGGACTGACCGAAGACCAGGTGAAGACGCTCACGCCGCTCGTCGTCGACCTGAGCCGCAAGCTGGGCATTGACCTGGAGACTGCCGCACGAACTGTCGGCAAGGCCGTGGACGGCAACGCAGGCGCTCTGAAGCGCTACGGCATCGACGTGGACGAGACGGCGCTGAAGGCCGATGGGTTCACTGCAGTCCTCGGGACGCTGCAGCAGCAGGTCGGCGGGTTCGCTCGAGCGGAGGGTGAGACGTTCAGCGGCCAGATCGAACGGCTGAAGAACAACCTGGGCGACATCGCCGAATCGGTCGGTGTGGGCGCTGCAGACGTCCTCGGTGGGTTCGCTCAGGGTGCGGCCGATGTTGCTGCAGCCTTGAACGAAGCGAATCCCGGCATCCTGAACGCTGTCGGCGGCATCGGTGCGACCGCCGGCATCGTCGGTGTCGCAGTCTCCGCATTGACGGTGGGTGCTGGTGCTGCACTCAACTTCACGAGCGAACTCAAGAACGGCAACACGGCACTCACGCAGGTCGGCGAGAACGGCAAGACGCAGTTCACGAAGATCGGCAAGGCGATCGGTGGTATCGCACTCGTCGGTTCGATCGTCGGCATCGCCGAGACCGTGGCCAGCGTGGCGAACACGGTCAACGACATCGACGCTCAGACCAAGCTGGCGTTCGACAACCTGCGCAACAACCTAGACGGCACTGGCACGGCCGCAGCTGATGCGTTCGCTGGCCTCGTCGAGCTCGAGGACAAGAGCGCCGAGTTCGCTGGCATCTGGCAGGGTCTCGGGGCCGAGGTTCAGTTCAAGGGCATCCAGGCTGACGTCGAGGAGTTCCGGTCAGCCTTCGACCAGGTGCTGGAGGGTCTCGGCCCGGAGGCTGCGCAGGAGATCATCGACGGTCTGCGTGCGCAGAATGATGCGCTGGATCGCTCGAGCGACCAATACAGGACCAACGCCGAGGAGATCCGGCGTGGCCAGCTGGCCATCGACGAACGCAGGGAAGCGGTCAAGAAGGCCACAATCGCCGAGCGTGATCAGAAGCGAGCGCTGGACGAGTCGATCGATGCCTATGACGCTGAGACCGGAACTATCGAGGGTCTGAACAATGCGCTTGAGAAGGCGCGCGATTTCCTGAAGTTGACGACCATTGAGTTCGACGCTAACGCTGCCGCCGCCAAGGGCTTCAATGAGGCGATCGAACGAAGCACATTCGAGGACGATCAGATCAGCGCTGCGTTGAGCTTCCGAGATGCGATGGGCGAGGCGCTCAAGCAGGTGAGCGCTCTACCTGATGAGCTGGATGCTGCCAAGATCGCACTCGTTGGCGTCGGCGATCAGTCAACCGACACTGGCGAGAAGGCACTCGGCGCGTTTCTCGCCATTGGCGATCAGACCAGCAAGCTGCTGTCCACGTTCATTCAGGCCGGTGACCCGGAAGGCGCTCGCAACTTGGCGACGATCCTGCGAGCACAGGTCATCCAAGCACTGGAGGATCAAGGCATCACTGATCCGCAGCGTGTCGATGAGCTGCTCGGCCTTGTCGGCCTGCAAGATCTGCAGATTGAGGGTGCGATCACGTTCGCCAATCTTGAAGGCGAACTGCTGCGGGTGCAGACGACGATCGCATTGTTCGAGCAGACGCTGAATGATGCGCCACCTGAGCTCTTGTTGAAGATTCAAGACCAGGTGTTGAGCGGTGATCTTGCCGGTGCGACCAATACAATCAGGAACTGGGTGGCATCAACCTCCAGCGATCCGGCGACATCTGAACTGGGAGTGCAAGCACTCATTACCCAGTTCCCGGATCTCAAGCCGCTGATCGACAAGGAGCAAGAGACTGCTGACGCCAACCCACTCAAGCTCAAGGTGGAGATCGATCAGCGGAGCCTCAACGAACTGCAGACTCGACAGCTCCAAGGTGTCGAAGGCACGTTCTACTTGGAGACATTGGCGAATCAAGACCTGAACGGGAACGGTGTCATCGGTCGTGCGATCGGTGGTCCGGTCAATGAACGAACCCCGTACATGGTCGGCGAGCGTGGACCCGAACTGTTCGTCCCGAACGCTGCCGGCCGCATCGTGCCGACCAATCAGCTCGGCGGTGGGCAGATGGTGAGCATCACGCAGAACATCACGACCGGCGATCCGATCCTGACTGCGGCCGAGGTCGTGCGTCGCCAGCGTGACGCCGAGTTCTTGGCGGGTGTGTGATGCCGGGCTTCGAGTGGAACAGCGCAGCCGGCGGTCTGACGATCGGCGGGATCAGCCTGACGACGACTTGGTGCCGGGTGATGAACTTGGTGGAGTTGTGGCTGCCTGCCGACCAGCGTGGACAGGATCGGATCGTGCCTGGGTCTGCGGGCGTGAAGGCGCAGCAGCGGCGTGACACGGTGACTCGGCGCACGTTGCGTCTGACGATCGCCGGGGACGTCACCTACACCGGGGCGACGACCGGTGATGCGTTCGAGCGTCTGCAGAT